GTTGAGGGTGTGGGTTTCTGATTCGATGGGTGCTATTTGGTTTGGCGTGTTTTGTTCTCCTGTCTGCAAAGAGTTGGGAGGAAGTTTTTCCGGCGGTTTTTTGATGTAGCTCCATGGATACGGATTGATTATGTAGATCCTGGGCTTCTTTGTCAAGGCCGAGACGGGCCAGTACTTTCGTTTTGAGATGCCGACCCAATGGGTATAGATGCCCTTCTGCTCTAAATTTTTCCGCAATCCATCCAAGTTTATCGAAGGCCGCTTGCCCGTTTGGTCCTTCATATTGTCTCGCCATTCGTTCGACCACACCGACCCCAATTCCAGGACGGAGAGACATGGTACAGAATTCTGGTGTCCGTCCTTCGAGTCGTTGGTCTTTTGGGTTTGTCAGTTTTTTCATCACATAGGCTGCAACATAGCCGATTGAGGCTCCTTCTACCGTTCCCATTTTGATAAATCCGAAGGGCCAACATGTTGCGATGAGTTTTTCTTCTGTTGGTGAGATGCCGAAGAGGATGAGATGGTAATGTGGTCGCCAGTTCTGGTCGCCATATTCTCCGACCGCATAGTAGCGAATTTTTCGCCCCGCGGCCATGCTTCGCAGCCTCTTCAGAAAGAGCTGCAAAGGTTTTTTGGAGAGGTGTGGAGGATTGGGTAGATGTTCGTCGTTATAGGTGAGTGTGACAAAGGCGGAATGCGGATGCTCCATCGACTCCAGAAGCATCCGCCCGACCCAGAGGCGAGAGCGATTGATCCGGCAGTTCGTACACTGTCCGCAGCCGAACTCTCTATCCTCTTTGCGATACGGTTTACTGCATAGCATTTACAGCCTGTACCCGATTTTCTGCCGTAATGTTCGACGCATGGATTTCCGGCGCCGTGACCGGCCTTTGCTTCGCCGTCTGCCTCGTTGTCTACGCATATTTCTCACCTCCTTTCTATTTCAGATTATATCGCTTTTTCATGTCCGATGGTGACATATATTTTTTTCTTGCTTCAGGAGGCAGTGCTTTGTATGGGAGTGCTTTGATCCAGTCTAACTTTTTATCGAACACCCTGTCCCGTTGGAGTTGTTCCCACCAATCCGGATTGTTCAGATTATATTTTTCGTATTTCCCTGTGACCTTTAAGCCGAGATAGCGTGATTTAATATAGTCTTTGAGCCAGTCCCCGCCAAAGATCCGTTGATTATTGAGGAGCATGCCGATGCTCGCCGGTATTGACTTTTCCTTCCAGGTTTCTTCTGGTGAGTCGCCTTCTGCTATGTCCATGAACATCGGTTGCCCACCGAAGAGGCGACGGAGTTGGAGTGATGGGTTTTCACCGGCTGATGATTCTGGCATGCCGATTTTTTGAGATGTTTGTTCTGCGGGTTTCACTTCGTAGAACCCTGCCCCGCCTCCGGTCGGGTTTTGCCCGGATTCGTTTTTCACACCGAGCCCGGGAGGATTGATGTTGTTTTTTTCGGTCATGAGCCGCATGGCTTGTGTGCGTGCCAGTTCCGCTTCTGCATCGTTTTTGTTGCGCTGAGATGAGAGCAGCTGCATTTCTGCGAACTGTTGGGCTTTCATGTTTTCGGACATGGTATTTTTGGTGATGTCCGCCATGCTTTGACCCATATTTTGGACGGCAGGGCCGATATTATCTTGCTGGACGATGGGCGTCATGTTGAGGGAAGGCGCTCCCATGGCGTAGAGTGGGTGTATACCCGCCGCTTTCGCATCGGCTACACGCCACCTGATCGAGTGTTGGAGTGCTTCCTTCTGTTGGGCATAGCCTCTGTCGGCTTGCTTTTTGTTGAAGATGTTGGAGAGTGCGCCACCGATGAGTCCGATGCCGGCCCCGACCGCCGTTCCTATTCCTGGGATCACTGATCCGGCGAGTGCGCCTGTCGACGCTCCGCTCAGTGCGCCACCCATTGTATTCTGATAGTCAATTACGGACGACATTGGAGGGCCTCCTTCAGTGTTTTAATTAGCTCTTCTTGCAGCTTAACAAGGAAGTTTCTAACCTCTTGTATGTGTTGTATCTCCCTGGTGATCTCTTCAGCCCGAATCCAGCGATCTTCGTCGCAAATAGCACGTTCCGCCGTTGCTCCCTTTGTTCGCATAGACTCTTCGAACGTGGGTGCGTTGATGTTTTTGAGTTGGTCTGAGAGTTGATGATGGGATTGTAGGTCGTTACTTTCAGGTAACGCGGGGTCTGGTATGGCGTGCTTTGGTTTTTCCATGGTTGCGTGGGTACCTTTCGGTCGTTCACTTTGTGCGTTGTGGGCCTGCCTCCGGCAGTCCTGGACGGCATCTTGAAGACCTCTGCCTTCGGGAGCCGATAATATCGAGATGGCTTCGCATCGCTCCGAATATGTGAGGTATGATGCCGTTTGTAATATGTCTGCTTTTTCAAGACAGCCTCCTAAGAGTAGTGGTAACAGAAGGGCCGAAGCCCTCCTGTCACCTGGGCAGTAAATATCAAGAGAGTTTACTGCCATGTCTACGCTGAAACAGGCGTTTCTTTAGTTTTTTCCACAGTTTGCATAGGCGGCACTGGCGTTTGTTCCGCCTTGCTTGCTTCTGCGGTGGTTTTAGGATTCCGTTGCTCGCTATTTGCTCGTACATATCGAGGTTCCTCCTCCTCCATGTCTGACATTTGATACGGACTCTTTAGATCGTCATCGTCGTCGTCGAAGTCGTCGGCTTCCTCGAAGGTTTCAATGTGATTGGTTTTGGCCGCCAGGTTGGACGTTGTTCGAATCATTCTGGCGATCATATGTTCCAGCGACTCAGGTTTCTCATAGCCGAGCGGCATTTCTACCGGTGTTTGGTCAGGAATCTCCTGATGTTTTTCGTTATATTTTGCCATGATTAGATGATCCTTCCGATTGTGGCATTGCCGACGAGACGGCGTGCCTTGATGTTGTGATTGAACATACACCACAGGGTATGCTGCGTTTGTTCCGCAAAGATCCGCTTTGATGGGTCGCATTGTACGAAGGAACTGTTGAGCGTTGGCGCCGCCGCGAACTTGCGGCCCAAGTGCCAGTAGTCAAGCAGTTCGCGGAATTCTGCATGGACTCCTGAATAGCCATAGCGGTATTCAGAATAGCGATCGTTATAGCCAAAGACTTCGGCATCCGATGCCGAACCATCGGCGTAAATTTCCCGCTTGTAGACTTCTTGCTGGCCGATGAGTTCGAGTTCTTTCTGGTAATACTCTTCTTTGGTTCGTTTGCTAAAGGTTTTGGGTATGCCGTCCGTGTAGATCGTTTTTGGACGGACTGAGCAAAGGGTCAGAATATACCCATGCTCTTGACAGAAGTAACGATATCGGTTGGAGCGCAGTGCCGCGATGCCGTGACCTTTCATGGTTCCGATGGGTTCCGCCGGATCTTCGCCGGAGCCGGTTTTCAGCACTTCAGAGAAGGAAATGGTTTGTTTGCCTCCACCGAGGAATTCTGGACGTTGGATGCGTGAGTCTTGTGGGTTCACTCCGAGATAGCGGAGATATTCCGTGTACCGTGAGCCATATTGTGCTCGTGCTTCCTGATACCGTTGGAGCGCGAAGGCGCGGCGTACGTCGATAATATTGGCCGCTTCCGCTTGGGAGAGATCGGCTTCTAAGCCGGTAATCGAGCCGAACTGAGCATTTTGGTTTGAGCTCGGTGTTTGCGATCCTCCGAGGACGAAATTCATGGTGGGGTCGACGCGCATGTTTTGTTCTGCGCCGCCGGTATATTTCATGAGGATGTCTTGGGCATTTGAAATCACTGGCGCTGTCGTGCCGATGGGAATGGTGATGGCTGGACCTTTCTGAGACCATGGCCTTGCCGCTGTGAAGTAATCTTTTTCCCATGCACAGGTGAGCGGTGAGACATTGTTGAGATCGACTTCCGAGACGAGATCTTGGTCTCGGTAGAACTCATTGAAGATGTGATTGTAGGCCATGATTGGGAGCATTGAGAGTGATCCAGCAGGAAAGGTACGGCCTACGGGTACGCCGAGGTAGTCCCACAAATCTCCTGTGACGACTGTGACCGGCGCCGTGTTTGTCGGATACGGTTCTGTTGTACCGGTGCCGTCTGGACCGCCGGTAATGAAATCTTCCCATCCTTCCCAGTTGAGACGATGTGGAACAAAGAAATGGTGTAGCCTAATGGAGACAGGATGCATCACCGGCGCCATAAGAGGAGAGAGGCGCATGAGAAGTGATGTCGATTGTTGGAAGGTGTCTCCTGGTAGGCATTCGCTAAGGGCTACCGGGATGATCTTTCCCATGTCCATGGTCACGAGGTTATACTTGCTGAGGTTATGTTTTGTGCGTTTCAAAATAAGCTCCTTTGGTTAGAGATGTCGTTTTCTGATTCGATGGATGCTATTTTGTTGTGCGAGTTTTGTTCTCCTTTCTGCAATGTGTTGAGAGGCAGTTTTTCCG